ATAAAATTCTTAAAGACATAAAATGAAAAACATAGAATATAAAGCACCCACTGAAAATTTAAGTAAAATAGTAAATGCCTTTACTATGTACAAATTTATAAAGGCAATATCCACACCATATAGAAAAATGGATGCATATGCAAAGGGTGTTATTGATAGCAAAGGTAATTTCCTAAAAGATCCAGATAAGTATATAAACACCTTTGATAAATTAATTATAAGATTAAAAGTGTTAATAGATACAACAATAAGTCCAAAGATCAAATCATACATGAATTATTTTACAACAGCAACAGATCTATTAGCAGAAGAGGCAGTAAAACTATACGGGGGAGACAAAGAGATGCTTTCGGAACAAATCAGACAATACCTAAAGGAAACAGCAGAGTTTGAACCAATCGGTCACCTTCAACACGCAGGGGAACTATTATACACTGGTGGTGGTCATCATGCAGTTGAACATCTAAAGGCCACACATGAAGCACTGACTGGTAAAGCAAGAAAAGGTCATAATCTCTCTTATAAGGCAGATGGTACAATGTCTCTAATATTCGGAAAGTCTGGAGGAAGACCATTTGTTCGCTATAAAGGTAAGGGAGCACAAACCTTCTTTACTCCAGATGAAGTAAAAGAGTATGCCGCAAGAGAGGGTAAACCTCACTATGTTGCTCCGTTTACTGCCGCTCTACAAGCAGCATCACACGAAAGAATAGATCCTGATGTTTCATACCAAGCAGATGCAATTCTGGATTCTGGAGAGGGAACTCTAAAGGGCAATCTGATTCATTACAAAAGACCATCTAGATCGACAACAAGTATGTTGGCAGTGCATGGTAGATTTGATTCAAGAACCGGCAAAAGACTAGAAGCAGTTCCTGATGTATCTTTCTTGAATACAAAAACACAACACTTCCCAGTTCTATCGTTAAAGGGAGCACCCAAACTAGGACTAAAAGAAAGAAGAGCAATGAGATCTCATATCTCATCTGCGGGCAAAAGACTAAAGAGAAAAGATGTTCAAGCACTCGTTGCAGAAATTGCAGCACACACAGATCCAAGCACTGTTAACAAAGCAGCAACACGAGCAGGACACATGACAATGTTCTCGAACGCAGTTCAAAGAGGAGAACATGCTAGAACCGTTCAAGGATATCTCGACTTCACTCAAGGGAGAATGCAAAGGGCATTAGAAGGAAGAAAAAACTCAGAAGCAAAAAGACTTCAGGGACATCTAGAGGCATTCCGAGGTAGAGAAAAAACACTACAGCATCTTTTTGATGCACATAGTGCGGTTGATGCCGCTAGAGATGTTATTTTTGGACATCTAACAAAGACTGGTCAACTTCCAATGCAACCAACAAAGGGTCACGGCCACGAAGGGTTCGTTTCTGAACTTCCTGGTATGGGAATGGTTAAGTTCGTCCCAACTACCTTCACAGCGGCAAATGTTGCACAAAAAGATAAATTCAAAAAGAAGAAGAAAAAGAAGATAAATGAATTTGTAGAAAAATACGGACATTTGATCTTTGAAGACGGAATGGTTGCAAATTCAATAGGCGGCGGTGGTGTAGCAGGAATGGGTTACGACTCAGAAGGTAAATTTAATGGAGATATTGCAGTTCCTGCTAAAAATAAACTGAATAGAAAACGGCAGTATAAAATAGGAAGACAAATACTAGGTTTAGAAAGTTACTAAACCCTAAATATATTGGAGGTTTTTATGATTCCTACAGAATTAATTTCACTAGTGGGTGGCAGTTTAACCGGATTCATCTTCAAGTTCATGGCTCAAAAGAGTCAAGATCAGAAGGAAATGTTTGAACGCTTAATTGCCGCAAACAAACAAACTACAGAAAATCAAGACAAGGCGGCCGCTAGAGTACCACTAGATGTTGGTGCTGGTGTTCGTCAGTTGATTGTCCTTACCGTTCTATTTGGCACAATTGCTGCACCGTTCATTTTACCATTCTTTGGTGTACCAACCTTTGTTGAAGTTGATACCACGAACCCAGAGGCACTCTTTGGACTCTTTCCTGAAACATCGAAGAAGTTCTTTGTGGAAGTAAACGGATTCCTCTATACATCTGAAAATAGACAGATCCTGGTTTCTATAGTTGGATTCTACTTTGGCACAGCCGCCGCAGGGAGGAAGTCATGAAAAAGATGTGGAAAATAGGTCTTGATATACTCTTTATTGTTGTCTGTGTTTTAATAATTATGAGTTATGTAACAGGATGCGAGGGCATTGCTCCTGAGATTATCGGAGACACAACTGGTGACTCGGTTATAATGATGGACATCAAGTCCAAGATCGAACAGGGTAAAGAGATCGGCAGAGACAATTCATGGCTCTGGTGGTATGCTCCTGTTCTCTTCCTCGTAGTAGCCTGGGGTATCAAGGAATTCTTCTTGAAGAAGGAACCAGACGATTGCGAAGAGGACGAGAAGAAGCAAGAAACTAAAGAAGTATTGAATGAGGAAAGTAAACCACAAAGTTAATATCATGCTGCTTCTTTCATAGAATAGTAAAGAATCTTACAAATATAATAAGCATCAACAAGATCTGATACTGGATTAACTACTCCAGATCTATTTGGTGTTATTATATCCTTTAGTGATATGAATGTTTCTTTTAGGAATGCATCATACATTCCATCCTTGTCGGCATTGCCCTTGCCGGTTGCAATCTTCTTAACGTGACTTGGTGGGACTATTTCGACTGGGATAGAGTTCTGCCATAATTTATATTTCAGGATACCAGTGTTCTCAGCAATGTGAAAAACCCTACCCTGTGCGTTATAAGCATAGCCTTCAAGTGCAACTTGCTCACAACCGACACAAACACGCATAACCCATTCTGAAATTGTATCGTATCTTTCGCAGTCTTGATTATATTCGCTGAAGTTTTCTCCATGTATGTTGTTTAAAAATAGAGTAGCATTTTTCTTAATATCTGTTAAGAAATAGAATGAGCAGTTCTTAAAAAGAAACTCTTTCTCCGTATCAATGACACAGATTGCTGGGCCATTTAAACTATAATCAATACCAGCGATAATTCCCATACTAGTATTTATAAAAGAAGAAGGGACTCTTTCGAGTCCCTGTCTTTACCGAGTTAGATCAACTAACTCACACTTGTCTCCGCTACACGCATATGTTTGCGTGCCGGCGGTGTTATCTTCTTTCTCATACTTTTGCAGTTCAGTCCAGTCAACTACCGGCATCTTGTTCAGAAGTTCAAGATATTGATCCTTTGAACAATCCTGATATGGTGCCTGCTGATAACTGTGGTCTGAGTGTGGTAGGAACGAGATACCACTAATCTGGTCGAAGTACTTATACACCCAGGCACCCACCTCCATCCACTCATGCTCACGAACGGTGATAGTAATGGATGGTTTGTGTTCGCACCAGTGATTCTGATATGTTAGCCATAGTTCAAGATGCTCTATGGCAGTCATATCATTTCGTGTAATCGATCCCTCTGCCTTCATGGGGAATGAGAATACCATCGTATGCTCTGGACGCATTACACATGATTCTGCAACAAATCCCTTGTCAATCATAAACTTACAAAGAGGATCCTTGACATCTGCACGAACTGTACGAATGTAGTATTCATTATGACGAGCATGAATACCACTAGCGGCATCTACAAGTTGAGACACAGTTCCTGATGGTTTTACGCAGGTTATTGCAGCTGCAGGATTGATGCCAATCTTCTTTGCCCATTCTTCGTTGGTTAGACGAGCCTCTTCCTTGAGGGTTTCAAGTAAAGCGGCAAGTTTGGTCTTATCCTTTTCTCGCATTAAAGGATTATCAAGAATACCAGTCAAAGATACACCAAGAAGTGCCTCTTCTGTGCAGTTATGCTTCCATTCACTCGAAAGATATGGGAAATGAACCATTGAGGCCTGCCAGGTTCCTAGAATGCTTGCAAGTTGTACCTTGCGCTTTAGAGACTCTGGAGTATCGTTTTCCCGGACGACAACTTCACTTAGGTTGCAGAACTCCTTGTCTCGCAAGATAATCTCTGAACATGGATTGGTGCCAAACTCATAGGATGGATCACGACGGTCACCCAGTTTAGCTACAGTCTTCTGTGCAGCATCACGGTTGAAGATTCCGCGTTCGCCACTCTTAGACTTATAGAGAGAAACCCACTCTTCCATGAAGGTTCCAATTTCTGGTTTCTCCTTATATGCTACCGAGTTGTTTGCGAGAGCTCTCTGTGGATTATCAATCCACCATTGACCAGTCTTAGCGTCACGCATCCGTTCGTCCGTGAGGTTCGACAGCGAGATAAGTGCTGATCGACGCACCCCGCCGACAACGACAATTTCTGCAATTTTGCAGACGATATCATGACATTCGATGGAAGTAAGTTTTCGTCCCGAAGCTTTCTTAAAAGTGTTGACTGTGAAGTGGAACAGTTCATCCAGAGGTCTTGGGCCACTTGCGCGTCCTCCGAAAGTCTTGAGTCTCGCACCAGCAGGACGAATCTTTGATAGATCCCACTTCGGGACTTGTCCACCAATAAGAAGGGACACCAGTTCTCGGTAGGCTTTGGCCCACCCCTCTTTAGAATCTTTGACAACAATGACGGTATCGCTTTGAGTAAAGTGTTCAGATATTGTAGGAAGTTTCTCAACATACTGCCTCTCCACTGAGAATCCGACACCTGTACCGCACATGAGAATATATAGTATTTCATCGAATGCGCGAACCTTATTGACTGCAACATACGAGCAATTATACCCTGCGGTATTATCTCTTGCAAGTGCTTCTCCTGCGGTCATTAGTGCCCGCATGCTTGGCATTATCTCAAGATTCAGTACGGCAGTTTCAAGTTCCTTCCGTAGTTCAGATGGAAGTTTATATCCATGCTTTTCCTTAAGATGATTCTGGAAGAAATTGAAATAACGGGCAACGGTTTCTGCCCATGTCTCACGACGCTTTTCTTCTTCTAGCCAGCGCGAATAACGGGAAAGGTGTATAAACTCCTGATATGGAGTGGGTAACTTAATTTCATTCATAATTTTCTCCTTTTTGGATTCCTCTTTGGGTTGGTAAGATATTTAGGTTAGATAATCCCATGAAACTGGGAAGAGTGGAGCAATCATTTCCTTGATTGCCGAAGCATATTCGCGGATTTCCCACTGGGCATGAGGATCTGATCTTTGTTTGCAAACTCTGGCATATGCCGCTAAAGATCCAGTCCACCACCATTCAGTATATGTTCCTTGTGGTAAAACAAAGCGAGCCTGTTCCGGTGCGACTCCATTTTCAATGAGTCTATTATAGACCTTTAATGATTCTGAGGCAACAGTCTTGTAGAAAGAATCACATATTGCAAGAGTATCCTCATTTAAGATAAAATCTTCAGAACCTTGTTTTGCTCCATTTGATGGTTTAGATCTCCACTGTGGATTATATATTTCTGGTTCATCGATAACATAGCGTCGAGAAATCTCATTTTCTACAAATCCTTGCTTGTGTTTAAAAAATTGTGTTCGGATTGAAATCGGAGCACGAATTCTCAGAGTGATTTGCGGATGTGCGAACGGAGTCCAGTGATTATGTTCCGCAAGATACTTGATAAGTTTCTTATCCTTTTCTCCAATTCGATACAGATCTTCTTCCCAATAAAATGAATTAGTCTCATCTAGTCTGGTTTTTGCTTCTTGATCTAGTTCCCAATCACTCTGTTTGTTGAATGAGACTCGTGCGGCGTTAACCACAGTCAGGTCATCGCCCATGTGAGAAACATACTGAACAAAACCATGATCCAATACACTTATTCTTCTATTTTGATTTTTTATACTCGTTTCCATGATGTAAATACCAATTGTGCTTTTAATCCATCAAATACATTGTTCTCAAGAATATTGTTAACATAATCAATACCATTCTTAAGAACC